GCTTCCCTTGATACAAGCATTAACTATGCTTGGGGTGCTTCTGGCGGTGACCTGATTGGTCGTGGCGACGGTAACACCTGGGGTGATCTTACTGTTGATCCTACCTTGAAAATGACTCCTGGCATTATTGGCGGTGAGTATGCATGGGTAGGCGCTTCTATGAATCTGGCTTCTGCTGGTGAAGTAGACCTCGGTTGGGGTGGTGCTTCATACGGTGTAGGTTACTCGCATGATCTGAACGAGCGTGCTTCTATTGGTATTAGCTACGGTTGGTCTGTAGACGTTATTGACGACGATGACGATACTACTGTCAACGATTGGACTACTACTGCTGATGGTCTTAAAGTCGGCGTAGGCTTTAAGTTCTAATATGATTGGGTTCAAAGACTTCCTCTCTGCTTTAGCTGAGACTTCCTCTCCAAGTGAGGGGGAGTCTTTAGCCCTTTCTGAAGTACTATCTTTTCAAGGTAGACGTAAGAAAGCAATTGCTGCACGTCGCTATAAGCAAAAGCTTCAGCGTCAAAAGAAAATTGCACTCCGCCGTCCTGCCACACTTAATAGATTAAAAAGACGTGGTCGTAGAACTGCTACTGATCTTATCACCAAAAGGTTCTATGGTGGTAAAAGTAAAAGAGGTATGAGCCACGCTCAAAAGTCTCGTATCGAAAAGCGTATTGCTACTAAGCACCAGCCTGCAATGGGTAGAATCTCTATGAGACTTCTACCAACTAAAAGAAAGCTTGATGTTTCAAGACGTCAAGGTAAGTCACGTCCTAAAGCCCCGGGAATGTACTAATTATGATCAATGGATTTAAGCGATATTTAGAAGAACAGTCCTCCGTAGGTTATCTCGTTTATGGGCGATTTAATCCACCGACGACTGGTCACGAAAAGCTAGTAGATAAGTTAGCTAAGACTGCCAGAGGTAAAGATTACTTTATCTTCGCCTCTCAGGCAACCGATACTAAAAAGAATCCATTAGACCATTCTACTAAAATTAAATTCATGCGTAAGATGTTTCCAAAACACGCAAGAAATATTATTATGGATAAGTCTGCAAAGGTTTTTCTTGATTCAGTTATGTACATACATAATAAAGGCTATAAGAATTTAGTTCTAATTGCCGGTTCTGATAGAGTTAAAAAATTCAATGATTTACTTAAGCAATATAATGGTGTAGAAGCAAGGCACGGTAAATACGAGTTTGACACTATTAAAGTAATTTCTGCCGGAGAGCGTGACCCTGATTCGGATGATGTATCAGGTGTATCGGCTTCTAAGCAACGCGAATATGCTAAGAATAATGATTTCCGTAAATTTTCCATGGGTCTTCCTAAAGGAGCAAACGACGCCTTAGCAAAAGATCTGTTTAATGCAGTTCGAAAAGGAATGAATCTAAATGAAAATAAATCATTTATTCAACATGTTATGTTGGCGCCAGTTTCCGAAACACGTGAGGATTATGTTAACGGCGAACTATTCTCTATTGGTAGCGAAGTTGTACTAAAAGAATCTGGAGATTTGGCTACTGTAACTCACCGAGGATCAAACTATTTAATTGTAGAGTTTGATGGAAAAAAGAAAAGAGTGTGGCTTGATTCCGTGGAAGAGGCTTGCTGGGATAACTATAAGCAAGTAGGAATGAAAACTAAGAACGGCAAACGAGTACCTAACTGTGTACCTGAAGCACAAGATGCTGATATCAAGGATCGTAAGGGTTCACAGCCTGCTGCATACCATAAAGGCCTTTCTAAGTCTACTAAAGTTAAAAGAGATGCGCAATTCAAGAAGCAGGCCAAGATGGCTGATGATGACCCTAAAGCCTATAAGGCTGCTCCTGGAGATAAGTCCGCAAAGACTAAGCCATCTAAACACACACTAAGATTTAAACAAATGTATGGAGAGTTCAATGCTTAGTTTCAAATCATATTTAAATGAAGATGCAACTAAAGGCTTAAAGAACAAAGCTGAAAAAAGTGGTATGCCATTAGGTATTTTGCGAAAAGTATATAATCGTGGTGTAGCTGCATGGAAAACAGGACATAGGCCCGGGACCACTCCTCAACAATGGGGAATGGCTCGGGTCAATTCATTTGTAACCAAATCTTCTGGTACCTGGGGCAAAGCAGATAAAGATTTAGCTGCTAAAGTAAGGAAATAAACTAATGGACTATTTTACTTTTAAAAAGAATTTAACTGAAGCAGTTATTAAAGAAAATCAATATATGCCAAAAGGCGCTATTTCTCGATCTGCATCAGATCATCACCAGGACCATGCTGATGATCATAAAGAAATGGCCAAAAAGCACCGTAAGATTGGCGGACAAAAACATGAGGCTGCTGCTAAGCAACATGATAAAGCAGCTGATCTGCACCAGGATGCTTCTGACCACCACTATGAAATTAGTATGCATAGACAATCTGGCGGAACACACGATGCTGAACATCGCCAAAATAAAAAAGATGCTATGAATAATAGCAGCGCTGCAGCAACTGCATCTAAAACGGCATATAGCACTAGCCATACATTTGGTGTAAAATAGGTTTATAGAAATGCAACGGTTTAAAGAGTACTATGAAATTGGTACCGATAAATATACTAAACATACAAAAAAGAAGACTCCTGGACAAGTAGATGAAGGTCCAGGTAAATCTGAATCTTGGGAAGCTGGGTATAAGCGCAGAGTTGTAAAGACTACTAAGCCCGAGCATAAAGAAAAAGGTTATAAGTGGAGAATTAAAGGTAAAGACCGGCCTGAGATTTCTATTAAGCTTTACAAAGATAAGCCTTCTTATAAAGAGTTTACTAATCAAATGAAACGTGTAGCAGGTCACGAGTTTGGGAGCCGATAATGAAGTTTAAAGAATTACGCAATAAAACCAAAGCATGTGAAGATAATGAAGTATCTAATCGCTCTGCTGCTTTAAAGCCTCAGATGTACAATGATCCTATTACCGGTAAAAAGAAGGTGCGGATGGTTCCTAATAAATCTAACATCGTTAAGACTAATGATCGTGTAGATGAAAAAATGGACCCAACCAAGCACGTAGCTAAAAAAGGTGATATGTATTGTGTCTACAATAAAGACGGTAAAGAGGTTGCTAAGTTTGATAATGAAGACGAAGCTAATGCATATGCTATTAAGAATCACGATGCATTAATGGAAGTTGGTTTTCAAGGTGCTGCAGCAACAGCAACAAGAGTTGCTGCTTTAGGCGCTATTGGTGGTGCAGCATATGCAGCTAAAAAAGCTAGAGACCGGTTTGATCCCGTAAAAGTTGCAGATGCCCGTAGAAAACGCGATGAAAAAAATGCTGAACGAGAAAAAGCTAGGCAAGAGTTAGATCAGCGTAAACAATACAGGCAAAAGCTGCGCGGTATGCAACAAAAGCAAAGAGCAAAGCAGGCCGCAAAATGAAGTCGTTCGGTTGCTACATAGATGAGCCACCTCTGGTAGAACAGTCTGAATATCAAGGTCGTAAGGTAAAGCTTAACGACCCGTTCCGTTCTAATGACGGTAAAAAGAAATTTTATGTTTATGTTAAAAACGAAAAAGGTAATGTAATTAAGCTGGGGTTTGGTGATCCAAATATGGAAATCAAACGTGACGATCCTAATCGTCGCAAAAGCTTTCGTGCTAGACATAATTGTGAAAACCCAGGACCTAAATGGAAAGCTAGGTACTGGTCTTGTTACCAATGGAGAGCTGGAGCAAAGGTAGATAACTAATGGCAACTAACGCAGAGCGCATGGATCGAATTGAAACTAAGATTGATAAGCTCTCTGAAGTTCTTGTTCATATGGCAAGAGTCGAGGAAAAACTGATTAATCAAGAAGAAGATCATAAGATCCTAAGAAAAGATATTTACACCATCTATGATAAACTAGCAGAGATGGAAAAGATCGTTCAAAAAAATCAGATAACTGTAAATATTATAAATAGAATTAGTTGGATAATCATTACAGGCGTGGTGGGTGGTTTTGGCACCTTAATCACCTACCTGTTCAATAAGTAATAAGGAATAAAAAAATGTCTGTTAAATCTATGTATGAAGCCTTGATGGAAATGGCACAGAATCAATCAGAGGCAGTGGCTTATAATACAAAAGCTGCTAAATCTCGCTTGGATGACAGAAGAGAAACAAATTCTCGTATGTTGAAGAGAGATTTTAATAAAAGTGGAATTAGTCATATCCATTCAACAAAAACTGGACCTGATGGCTCAAAGCACGATCACTTTGATATAGGTAAACATACTAAAGTTATAAGTACTCATAATAGTTACAAAGTTCTTCATAAGGGCAAAGAAACTCATTTTCAAGGCGACCCCGAGCATAGGGATAACCGAAACCGGGTTATAGACAAAGTTTTACAACATGTAGGAAAAAACGAGTCTGTTGAACGTGCTGCATGGGTGCCAGAGTCGATCCTAGATGACGACGTATCGCACTTTATGGGTGCAGCTGCAGCTGCTAAGAAAGCTGGTAAGTCCCACTTTGACTTTGGTGGTAAGAAATACAAAGCCACTATGAAGCATGACACTGCTAAGAAGGTAGATGAGTCTGCTGGTTGTGCTGAGTGTGGACCAGATGGCGAGTGCCAGTGTGAGCAGCCAGTAGAAGAAGCAAAAGTTGATGAGCTTTCTACTAAGACAATGAAATCTTATGCAAAGAAAGCTTCTAAGCAAAGAGACAAGGCTGGTGACAGCTACTCTAATGCCGCTCGACGCCGTCATGACTTTGCTCCTGATACTCCAGCAATGAAGAAAAACGCTATTAAGTATAAAAAGCGTGATTCTGGTGTAGATATGGCTCAGAAGAAATTAGCTGCTAGAGATCGTATTGCCAACAAAGAGTCTGTAGAAGAAGCCGCTGGTACCGCACAGCATCGTCCAACAAAAGCAACATCTGATACTTTTGACAAGCAGATGAACAATGGCGAAGGCAGCATCCCAATGGGTAAGAAGAAAGACTTCGTAAATATGCATAACATGGAAGTTGCCCTTGACGCTGAAGAGATTTATAAGAAGAATAAATACGAAGCATTAAGCAAAACTCCTGCTAGACCTGGTGACCAGACTGCTGGTGATACAAAACCAGTTAATCCTATTCCTGCAAACCCAATTGATGGCATGCGAGCTGCGCTGGCTAAAATGAAACTTTCTGGAGAATAAGACTATGATTAAACCACCTAAAGGATGTAAGGATGCAGTACCAACCCCACAAGGTTGGGCACATCCAAATACAGGAAAGATTATCATTGTACGCAGACTGGCTAATTCTGATATTATGGAATATAAAAAATATATGGCAGGTTCCGAGCCTACCTCTGCACCTGCGCCAGAGGTGCTTATTGAAGCTGATCCAATTCTAGAAAATCTAGAGGAAGCACTAGAGCCACTTATTGAAGCTGATCCAGTAAATCACGATCATGATAGTATGACTAAGGCTGAGCTAGCAGAACACGCTGCATTAGAGCATGGCATTAATCTTAGTACGTCTCAAAGCAAAGCTAAAATGATCGAGGAACTTGAATCCCAAATCTAAATTATGAAAATATTCAATGAACATGTCGACGTAACTGAAGAAAATTATATTATCGTCGCTGCACAATATTATAGTAATCCCCAGTGCTCTAGTACTGATGAGTTTTATGAAGACTTGAACCGTATCAAGTATATTAAAAGACTCATTAATCGGTACCATGACACTGGGGATTTATCTGATCGACTATTAATGAACCATATTATTGTGTTTTGTAATGTGTTCACTATAAATATTGGTATTAAGATTATGGCTCTTAAAATAGAGTATAATTGCTGGGCTGTAATAAAACCGTTTTTGGTAAAGCTAAAATATATTTTACCAGATGATTTAACCGGGATCGATATGGATCCTAAAGTTGTAAAAGTTTTAAGGAATATTTAATGGCTGTATCAACAATTGCAGATACCATTTATACCTATAGGTTCTTAAAGCTCTTGGTAACTCCATTTAGAGAGACCGAGGCATATAAACTTGGAATCATCGATGAAACAGGTAAACGTCTAAAAGACAAAAAAGTTGAAAACCAGGAAGAGCGTAACGCTTTTAACTTGTTTCATAGACTTGTATTTAATTTAAAAAGATTGATTGAAACTGCACCTGGCGGTAAGTCCAGGCTCGCTTCGTATATTGCTGCGTTAGCTCTATTGAGAGAACACTATGATGTCAATGTAGAAAAAGTTCTAACTGAAATGAACGTTAACACACTTGACAAAAAGAAGATTCTAAAAGAGATTCAGCCCAAAAAGAAAAAGAAGGCTGAAGAAGAAATAGCAAATACGACCGCTGGCGTTGCAATGATTCCTACACACATGAAGTTTAAGGCATTTGTGAGACGTAAAAAGAAAGATGATGAACTAAGTGAAGAATATTTGAATGAACTTTTTGATAAACCTTACAAGTTCAAAAAGATTAATATTGCCCTGAAAGATAGAAAAATGGCTTCACTAACAGCTGATAGTCCTCAAGGTGAAATTCGTATAAGCTTAGAGAATTTTGGTAGACTCGGAAAAAATAATTTTGAATTAGATTTTTCGGTAGGCAATAGGTTCTCTAAAACAGGTAAAGGTGACCAATTTAGAATTTTTTCTACAGTAATTCAAGGTCTGAAAATGATTATTGATAAAGAAAAAGATGAAATCAAAACTGTAACTTTTAGTGCAGATAAAGAATATGAAGATGACACTTTTGATGCTGCTTTTGACGGAAGACCCGCTTCTAAAAGCACGACTAATTTGAGTCGTGCTAGATTATACAATACGATGATAAAAAAGTTTGCTAGTAAAATGAGGTTTAGTGTAGATATTGATGACTCCAGCAATAGAGTTACCGTATATACGCTCAAAAACAAAACCTTTAAAGAATCGTAAAGGTAATATATGTTTGCACTTCTTGGTTCTGTTCTAGGTTTCGGCACTTCCTTTGCTCCAAAGATTTTGGAGACGATTAATAAAGGTCGTGAGCAAAAGCATGAACTAGCGAAGATGAAGATGTCTGCAGATATTAAAATGCAGATGCAAGACGCTGAGTTCGACCACTTGCAAGACATGGCTCACCATGAAGAACATAAACGTCTAATCGAACATGATATTGCTATCTCTAAAGAGACAGGGTTCTTTGCAGGTCTTAAAAAGGGCGTACGTCCTATTATCACCTATTGTTTCTTTGGATTTTTTCTCTTCTATAAAATAGTCCTTGTAATGGAAGCGATGAGGAACGGCCAGGATATGGCTGCAATTTCTGATGTAATCTGGGACCCACAGTCCCAGTCTATCTTTGCAGCAATCATTTCATTCTGGTTTGGATCACGAGCAGTTGAGAAATTAAAGTAACTGTTTACAAATTTCGTGATCTGATATATAATACCTAATTCTAAAAATTCAAGCATAAAAAGAGGTACGTTCTATGACCAATAGTCTAGACATGAGGGACTTTCTGTCTCAAACTAAATTTTACGACTCATATTCCAGATACATCGATGATGAAAACCGCTATGAGAGTTGGGATGAATCTGTTGACCGTGTTATGGCTATGCATAAGGACTATTATAAAGATCAGATGAGTACGGCATTGGCAGGTGAAATGGCTACTGCCTCTAATGCATATAAAGAAAAACGTGTACTCGGTGCGCAACGCGCTTTACAGTTTGGTGGTGACCAGCTGCTTAAACATCAAATGAAAATGTATAACTGTACGTCTTCATACGTAGACCGCGCATCTTTCTTTGGTGAATATTTCTATATTCTTTTGTGTGGTGCAGGTGCAGGTTTTTCTGTGCAAACCCACCATGTAGACAAGCTTCCTCAGGTCGTAGATCGTAAGAAGCAGGCTAAAGGTTATGTTGTAGAAGATTCAATTGAAGGTTGGGCATCTGCGTTGGACGTATTGATGTCTTCATACTTTGTAGGTGGTGGTAACTACCCTGAGTTTGAAGGACGGCGTGTATTCTTTGACCTGACAAACATTCGTCCGCGCGGTGCTAAAATCTCTGGTGGATTTAAAGCTCCTGGTCCTGACGGTTTGCGTATGGCTTTGGATCGTATTGAGTACTTGATTCAAGGTCAAGTAATGGGTAAAAGCAATCCTGTTTCTTTACGCCCAATCCATGTCTACGATATTGCGATGCATTGTGCTGACGCGGTTCTGAGCGGCGGTGTGCGGCGTTCTGCTACTATCTGTTTGTTCTCACCAACTGACACAGAGATGATGAGTGCAAAGACTGGTAATTGGTTTGTAGATAACCCACAGCGTGCACGTTCTAATAACTCTGCGGTGATTGTACGTAAAGAAACCAAAAAAGAAGACTTTATGGCGATCATGGACAGCATTAAGCAGTTTGGTGAACCAGGTTTCGTATTTGTAGAATCTACTGAGCATACAACCAATCCGTGTGTAGAGATTGGTATGTTCCCACAGATTGATGGCGAGTCTGGCTGGCAAGGCTGTAACCTAACAGAGATTAATGGTGGACAATGTGTAGATGAGGAATCATTCTATAAAGCATGTGAAGCAGCATCGATCCTTGGTACTCTTCAGGCTGGCTACACTGACTTTAATTTCTTATCAGATACATCCAAAAAGATCTTTGACCGCGAGGCTTTGCTTGGTGTATCGATTACTGGATGGATGAATAACCCTGATGTACTATTCGATGAAAAGATTTTGGAAAAGGGTGCCAAAATTGTTAAAGAGACTAATGCTCGACTTGCTGCTCTTATCGGTATCAATCCTGCTGCTCGGACTACTTGTGTTAAGCCTAGCGGGAATGCTTCTGTCCTCTTGGGTACAGCAAGTGGAATCCATGCTGAACACGCTGAAAGATATATTCGCAACATTCAGTTGAATAAAGAGTCTGAGATTGCACAGTTAATTGCTAAGACTAATCCTGATATGGTTGAAGAATCAGTTTGGTCTGCAGCTGGTAGCGATTGGGTTGTATCATTCCCTATTACACCTAAGCCAGGTTCTATTCTTAAAGATGAACTGATTGGACCTAAGCACCTTGATCTTGTAGGAAAAGCGCAAAAACATTGGGTAAATACAGGTAAGAATAAAGAACTTTGTGCAGACCCAACCGTATCTCATAACGTGTCAAACACAATTTTAGTGGAGGATTGGGACGAAGTTGCAGAATATGTTTATAGCAATAGGAATAGCTTTGCTGGTATTTCTTTCTTGTCTACTTCTGGCGATAAGGATTTCAATCAAGCGCCAAACACTGAAGTCATCGACGCTGAGAAGATGGTTGAAAAGTATGGAGTGGCTTCTGTATTAGCCTCTGGTCTCGTTGTGGATGGCCTACAGGCATTCGGAGACCTTTGGATGGCTTGTTCTACAGCTCAAGGATTTGGTGAGGATATTTCTCAAGAAAACTCTAAGAACACTATGAAGAAAGATTGGGTGCGTCGATTCCAGGCGTTTGCCAGTAAGTATTTGGAAGGTGATCTTAAGCAGGCAGAATACTGTTTGAAGGATGCTCACTTGATTCATAAATGGGAAAAGATCAAAAGGTCATACCAACAGATTGATTGGATTGGTGAGCTTACTGAAAAGAAGTTTACTGACGTCGATACTCTCGGTGCGGCTGCGTGTGCCGGAGGTGCATGCGAGATCGACTTCTAACTAATAATATCAAAACTTAATAAAAATGATAAATAGCTCCAGGTGAACAACTTGGAGCTATTTTTTTATATATGTGGTATCATGAATTTAAACCGTTTGAGCCAGAAAGTGCTCCGGAAGAATATATTGGATTTGTCTATCGTATTCAAGACTTAGATACAAATAAAAAGTATATCGGTAAAAAACTGTTTTGGAATCGACGCAAAACCAAAGTAAAAACTAAAGCCGGTGGTACTAAGACAAAATATGTAACTAAAGAATCCGATTGGAGAAGTTACTATGGTTCTAATGCACAACTCAAAGAAGAAGTTGCAAATTACGGACCAGACCCAGAAGCTAAAAAATATTACAGAGAAATCCTTAGGTTATGTAAGACCAAAGGCGAATGCTCATACCATGAAGCAAAGTTGCAATTTGAATATGATGTATTATTAAGAGACGATTATTATAATGGTTATATCCAGTGTAGGATTAACTCGAAGCATATTAAAAAGGATGAAGATGATGGTGAATAAAATTACATTGCATATTTTTGAGGTAATCAAAAAAGCTGCTAGTCAAAATAAAAAAGCAGATAAAATTGCTATTCTTAAACAGAATGAAACTTTTGCTTTAAGGACTATTCTTCAAGGTACCTACAATGAAAATGTGGTGTTTAGTTTACCTGTAGGAGATCCTCCGTATGAAGCCAATAGGCTACAGAGTGCACCAAGCAATCTATTAAAGCAGGCAAAGCGCTTAGGTTATTTTGTTGAATCTAGTCAAATGAATCAGATTAAAAAAGAACGCATGTTTATTCAGCTCCTCGAAGCAGTCCATCCCGAGGATGCTAAAATCGTATTGCAGATGAAAAACAAAACTCCATTTAAGGGCATTTCATCTGCGGTAGTGAAGGAGGCTTTTCCTAATATCCTCCCATAGTTATAATGATCTTTGAACCTCAACTACTAAAGGAATCTTTCTATGATCATTTCCCAAATCGAAAGACTCAGAAAAGACTACCGTGAATTAGAACATTATGAGTACAAGATGGCAAAAAGAGGTCGTTCAGACCTTGTGAGGAAACTGAGGCTTAAAAGGGATTTCTTAGGTAAATCAATATCTGATATGGAGGAACAATCCTACACTTAGTTGTGTACAATCACTGAAAATTAGTATATAATAACAGTACTGTTGCGGGGGGAGAGGTATACACCAATGTATCTTTCCCCTTTGCC